TTTGACGCGATAGAGTGGGACATGATGGTTCATGAAGGAAAAAAGTTGTGGAAACAACACGAAAAAGAACTATTAAAAAATCCGGAGAGATTTGATGGCTAAAACAGAAGAGTTACAAATCGCATTTGATATATACCAACCCTTTGGACCAAGTATATTAAAAACTAAACTACCTCAACTGTACGTTGATGCACTTAATGCGCAAGCAGATGGTGTATTAGCTGATGAAAAGGTTAGTAAAGAACGTGACTGGAGTCATAATCTTGCCGGCAATGTTAAAAAAGAAATAAGCATTGACCACGGAGCAATAGAAGGTTTACCAGAATTTCTTGCAACAATATCGCAAGAATATACGAAACGAATACTTCCCGAATTTCTTCCAGAGGGAACAAAAGTAGCGTTTCGTGTTTGGGCCGTCAGTCAGTGGGCTGGTGACTTTAATCCGATACACATTCACGATTCTAATTTATCGGGTGTATGCTTTTTAAAAACCCCTCCCAAGTTTGAAGAAGAGTATGCGAAAGAAGATCACCACCCTACTGCCGGCTGTTTAGAGTTTATTGGATCAATACCCAATCACTTTGCAAGGCATAGTTTTTTATGTAAACCAGAGGTAGGAGATTTTTATATCTTCCCTAGTTGGTTAACACATCAAGTATATCCGTTTAGAAGTGAAGGAGAACGTCGCTCTATGGCATTTAATGTTCACTTTACATCTGATAAAATAGTAAAAGGAATAAATGGCTGAAGAAACAAAATACGATAAACAAGCAAAGAATCTACGTTACCGGTCTGATAAAGAAGGTTTTAGACAGGCTAGGTGGGAACAATTAGAGCATAAAGAAAAAGATTACTGGCGTGGCCGGGTTCAACAATGGAGTCAAGATAGGAGTATTCATGCAAAAACGAGAGTTTAAAGATGCAATGATAGAGATGTCAGACAATGTATCACGTCGTATTCGTGATTATTCTGATGAAATCATCTTAAAATACAAGACAGAGGATGGTAAAGTACTAGATGGGACCGATCTTAACGGCGCCCGGACAATCTTATATGTTATTTTAAATAAGTTATTAGAGGATTTTGAACCAAAAGATAATACATACGAGAAAATAGAGAAGGAGATTTGTGATCTTTTTGAGATTTCTTATGAGAGTCGGACATATGAGGAAGAAGAGTTAAGCTGAACACGTTAAACACTCATCATCTTCGTCATAGTTTGTTACAAACATTTCTTTAGGAGTAGCTTTATATTCGACAGGTGCCTCAGTCGTACCGCATTCACACAGTTTTTGTTCTTCTAATTTTTCTATTTTATCTGTTAAGTATACGATAACACTTTGCATTTCTTCCGCCGTCATAGTCTCTCCTTTGTTTTGAGGGTAAGCTTCTAGCTATACACTAAAACACTATATCAAAGCAACCTTTTTATTTTTTAGATACTTTTTCTCCTATGGCATAAACCATAAGAGCAATGAAAGCCAATAACAGTATAATTGCAACCATCCCCGTTAGTATAAGTATAATCATTTCTTCTTCTCTTTCTCTATTTGTTTTTTCTCGTCCTTGTTTAATTTCATCCATCTAAGTCTCGGGCCGTGATAAAATGCTTTGCATTTATTTCCTAACCAGTCGCGCATCCAATACCATTGTGAATAAAAAGGCATATAGTCCTCCCATCTTTTTTGTTTCTTTATTTTTTCCTTCTCTTTCCGTTCTCTTTTTTGCCGAACGGATTCCTTGTAGCTCATATTTAATAGCTCCTGTTCCTTCTTCATGTGATCATAGAAGTCATCAACCAAGTGCTGCCATCTCCGAACTCATGCCCGCTGCTCTTTCGGGTGTTTGTTTTGCCCATTTACTATCAAGCATTTCGATCGCCGCCGTCTGGTAATCGGGTACCTTTAATGCTTTTAACATATTCTTAAATTTGCTTACACCTGTTTCTCCTAGTTGAAATACCATCTCTATGATGATTTCTTCAGCAAGGTCATCTAGTACCGGGCACTCCACTAAAACCCTGTCAGCGCCTTTTATAGCGGTTTGTAGATCGTGTTTGAGGATGGTCATGAGGAATTTCTCTTCATATTCCTTATTATCCTCCCAAAAGTCCTCCACACACAAATGACCAACGCCAACGGTCCTCTTACCTAAGGTATCTAAGTAGACCTTGTTTCTGTAGCCTTCGTGCTTTTTAACTGATTGTAATAATCTTGACATTTCCATGTTTATCTTTCCTTTTTTTAAATGGTGATTTTGTATGCCGGGGGTTATGTTTGTTACCCGACAGACCTTGTGAAGCAAAATTAAGGTCAGCATTTATGCCAATTTTTTGACCTTTTGATGCTTTTGTTCTGATCGGTTGATATGCCGATACTCCTAAATCTTTATGTTTACTACTACTGCTCATGCATTCTCCTTTTTCGTATAACTTATGTCAAGATACGCGATTGATTTTACCCACCCTGTTGGTATCGCGATATGACGACCGCCGTCTTGTTCCGCGTCGTATTTTGAGTAATCCCCCATGATCACTATTTTTGTATCATTGTGTGTTACCATCCAACCCATTGAATGACACGTTGCCAGTGGTTCTTTTTGTACGTCAGTGACGCTATGCCAACCTGTTTGACCATCTTTGGCATCGAACCACGTAACAAGGACCATGGGGTATTTAATCATTAAGGACAACCTTCTGACATATATTCGTCTACGCTAGTATTTTCATAATCTGGATCGTTGTAGTCACGCCATATATCTATGTTTACTTCTCCGTACTTAGCAATAAACGCGACATAGTCCATGTTCTCTGCATCTTCTTGCATTTCCATAACCCAATCTTTAAATCTGCCCATTTCTTTCTCCTGTTGTTATTACGTCTCCAAATAGAAGGGTGTATACTCTCCCATGTGAGAACCCGCAATGTTAAAGTCGAAGTACTCGACTGCTTCCTCATAGGTCATACCATCACGAACTGTGAGAATTTCTAAAATTGATTCCATTTCGTACACTACTCTTGTTCTCTCTCCGTCCCATATGACGCCAGAAATAGCGGCATCGAAACCATCGGCAAATAATATATTGGGTTCATCATCGCCATATAAATCTTCTATATCTTTTCGGTTCATGGGTTCTTAGTACCATAATTTTGGGACACGGACAATGGACAAATTGACTCATATAATTAACCAAATAGCCTTTCCGCAAATATACTACCTATTTTTGTTAATTTAGCTTCTTTTGTTCTTTTATCACTACCTTTAATAAGAGTTTTAGTAATCCAACCTTTACCCTGTCTTATTTTCCCATTATCTTTAATTCTAGCATCAGATAACATTTCGCTATTCCTTGATAAAGTAAATCTTTCAAAATTGTATTTATATTGAATATCTAATAAAGGCACAGGTCTTTCTTTTGCTTTCCATAATTCAAAAAGAATTATAAGTTGAACTATAGGAATTGTTCTATTCCTCTGCTCTAATTGGATTTCATTTACTCTGGTTAAAAAATCTTCTATACTCATTCTAGCTCTCCTCCTTGATCAACGACATATTTTTCTACTGCCTCTGATATAATACCAAATGTATAGTCATCAAAACTATCACTATTTAGAATGACAGTTTCTCCTTGTGGATTAGTAAGTTCTATTTTTACTTTCTCCCATATCCATCTATTAGTTTTCATAATACCTCCTTTTGTATTTCAAATTTAAAACTAATATTATCCTCATGGACAGTTTCATAAGGTGTATAATCACCCGAATAAATTAATTCTCTAGCTTCTTTTTCATCTTTTGCTTCGATATTAATATAAGTATCACAGCAAATATGAGTTTCTGTTATTTTGTATAGTGGCATATAATCCTTTCTTTTTTATGTGTTAAGTCTCTCCTGGGAGAGACTTAATATGAATTCAACCTTTTCAAAAACTAATTTCTTAATAAGATTTATGTCAGTTACATTTTTAATTTGATCATGAGGAATATTGATTGTGTTTGTTTTTTTATTATAGGTAAAATTTACAATCTCCCCATTTAAGTTTCTTTCTGTCTCTTTATACTTTTTTAATTTTACATAATCTTTAAGTATATTTTTCATATTTAATCCTTTCTGTTTATCCCTTATTATCCCATAGATATATTAGTGTCAAGGGGAAAGTTACTTATGGGATAAAATAGGAAAATAGAAAAAAGGTAGGAAACCGCCCTTTTTTGTCAATAAAAGTTATTTCCGTATAGAAGTTTTTTTTTGAAAGTAAAAATAAATATTTTTTTATTCTCAAATATGACGTAACCACGTAACCTTACACGTAACCAACTGATAAATAACAATAATATGGTTACTTTTACCACGTAACCAAGACGTAACCAGACGTAACCTCTACAGATAAGATTTTTGAGATGAATTTAGTATTTATATATAATAGTTTCATAAATAAATATCTATACAGAATGATAAAAATGTATTAAAATGAAAACATGCCTAAAATAAGAGATGGTGGGCTTACACCTAAACAAAGAGCCTTT